CGTGACATTTCCACGCGAATCTGATAGTTCTACGCATGGAAAGTCATTGATGTAGCTAGATTGGGGTAGAGAAACGTGAGAGATCACCGAGAACATGAGCCAACAGAGCGTCATTACAAGCTTGCAAACGCAATAGTTGCAGGTAATCCAATACAAACGTCAATGATTGAGGCTGGATACGCACCGAAACAAGCTAAGAAGGGTTTGCAAGGCTTACCAAAGGCTGTGCTGAAGCTGATGCCGAAGCTCGCTAAGTCTAATCTGATGATGCTCGGAGAGATGAAGCCACAGGAGCAGGAAACGCTTGTGCGCGGCCGATTGGCTTATAACACTATTGTGGGCCAGGATAAAGGTGTCTTGAGCGCCAAAGCCTTGGGATCAGATCGTAGAGTCAATATGTTCACACCTGATGTGCAGACAGGGATTGTGGTCATCAATGTGCCGACTGTTGCCGGAGAAGATAAAGCTAAATTGCTGGAATCTGGCGAAGAATAATGCCCAGATGCGGTCAAGCGGTTTTCTTCGGTCTTCCTGGAGGATTGCCAGCTCCGTTAAGACTCGACTGGTTTGATACAGGTCGCCAGTTTGCGGCAGTCACGATTGGGACACCGTTTCGGCCTGCCCTTCGCAAGATTGCCAAGGTATGTCCGTTTCAGGACGATGACTCCTTTAACGACTACGCGGTCTTGCAACTGGAAAAAGGTGAGATGGTTTGTGGGGATCGGGTTCGCTGTGATGGCGAAAGTGCTTGAATGATACACCTCTTGGCAGACAATCAGTCTGACCGCTCCTCATGAAATATTGCAGAGCCTTTCCCAATGCCAAGCAGTCCTCGTCAGTGACAGGGCAGTAATCGTGATTCAGTTCGACCAGCGTTCGATTGCTCATTTTCTTCCTCCACAGAGCACGAGAGTCACAAAGTAATTGTGCGGGCCAGATTGGGTACTGGCCGCGTTGAGCACGAGAGTCAAGAGATGGGATTTCATGGCTCGAATCCTTCTTTGTCAATCATCACGTGCAGCAATTTCCTCATCTGCTCCATAGTCAGTTGAACGTACACGCCGTTTCCCTGTGAAATCTGATAGCACGTCCCTCGCCGTTCTCCGCCAAAGAAGCGAGTTAGGTAGAAACCGCCTTTATCGTCCTCGTCGATTAGCGACGTGCTCATTTTGTCCCCTTCTGCGCTTCCCCGAGCGCGGCCTCGTATGCGGTACAGGTTGTGACGAGTTCATTTAGCAATGACTGAGGCGTAAAGTCTCGGTCGATCATTTCGCGTAATTTCTCGATGTAGGCGCTAGCTGAACTAAGCGATTCCCTGAGCCGTTCCTGTTCCTTCTCGGCTAATTTTAACCTTGTTTCAGAAGCTCTTCCTACGCACGCCACGCACCAATGACCGTCCGCGTTGTCATGCCAGCGCATAGGATGGTTGCATTCTTGGCAGGCTGCGGAGAGACGGGAGGATGCGACGTGCTCGATTCTTAGAAGCAAGTTGCCGCAAGTTGTGCGGTCGATCTCATACCCGCTGGCAGAGAAGAAGTCGATCAGCGATTCAACTGTTTCGTGTTCCGCCGTCTCATCCTGAGCGGAGAGAGGCTGGGGTTCCTGCGCATCATGCCACGGATGCCATTGCTTGAGATGGATAGGCTGATACAGCTTCGCGCGGCATTTGTCATTAAGTTCGCGGCGATCCGTTGAATCACACTGGGGGCATTGTGGCGCGGCCTGCTTCTCTACGGTCTGCCCCGCCGTTGTGTAACAAAATTGTTCGTGTCCCATATCTTCTTCGCAATGAGGGCATGGCGTCGGCCCCGAGTTTGATAAATTAGGCTTCGTAGTCATGGCTTCCTCAGTAACCGTGACGAATCGAGAACTCTAAAATTCCCGCATCAATTAAGGTTGAACAAAACGTTCTAGTAATTGCTGCGGCTTCTAGGAAGTCCCCGCGCATGTCAACACTGACCTCTCCATCACGCTCAGACAATAAATGAATGTAGGATTTCTCAAGAAGGATCGAGCGCCACTTACGGCTGTTAATTTCTGCTTCTGGGTCGAATTTTGCAACCACAATATAGCTCATACTGTCAATCCTCCTTGAAATGCTCGGGGTAGGCCTCGCGGATTCGTATCTTATCGCTTCCCCATTGACATTGGGCGTAACACCTTCTGACCGCTTCTCTCTCGCGTGACAGGGCCGCACTTTCAAAGGCTTCCCGCAATCCTTCCCTAGTGGATAGCGTCGCCCATTTAAGGGGATTATCCCAATATTCCTCAATTAGTCGGTGCGTCTCCGTTGTTGCGGGCTGAGTGGGGTTAGTCATATTCTCCTTCGGTCAACGTTGCGTCTGATGCGTTTCCGCCGATCTCGTTTCGGGCAGACATCCACGAACGTATCCTTATACGCCGACCAACTCCGACACTCTTCGCATTTCCAGATGTCTTTAAGTTGTGCCCAACTCCAAACAGTCTTGCGTGTTACGGGGCCAGAGCGAACGCGGTAGCGCCAGACTCGATAAAACTTAATATGGCATCGAATATTCGTTGGAACACTCATGCTTTTCCCTCCGTCTCGCTTCGCGGCGGTGCAGGCAATCGAACTTCCGCCCAATGAGTGAAGCCATACGATTCCCAATCGTTAAGCCAGACAACCTCCCATACAATTCGCCCGGTGTCATGCAAGCAAAAATACTTCATGGGCGAAGTGTTGTGCGGATTCTTCGGGCCAGCCGGAGGAAGTCTATCCGAAAATTTCACCCACCCGTCTGCTTCGCGCTCAGAGCCAGGGGACGAGGGAGCGTGCTGGAACGCATACAGTGCATCTCGCAAGCCTGCGCGGATTTCCGCCACGGTGAAGTCATGCACCGATCCGTCATTGGCAAGATGGTTGATTTCGGCAAGCAACCGCGCTAGTTCCTGCCCTTCCCCTTTGGACGCGGCCTTTTCAGCCTCCGCCAGTTCTATGCACACTTCATCCAACGCCTTCAGTGCATCGATGTGTGATTGCGGTCGTGGATGCTGTTCGCAATTCGACAGTCGGCAGTCGGCTACCCCTTTGGACGCGGATTCACGGCCTGCCTGAAACGCTTTGAAGATTTTGTCTGCCCAATGTTCCCGAGTCCTCTTAACGGCTGATTCTCGATCATAAAACCAGTCTGATTCCCCGCAAGAGCAAGACCAATCCCACTTACTATCATCGCGCTGGACATAATTGGTTTCGTGATCTGTAAGCAGTTTCTTGATAAGCTCTATTCCAAACTCCGCTCTCAGTGTCTCAGTCATTCAGTCCTCCGGGTCCGCAGTTTCAAGTGCTTTCTGTGCTGCTTTCAATGTGCTTGCTAACTCTATTCCTTGCCGAGCAAACTTCATTAAATCATGGTCATCGGCAGGATTTCTGACCAAGACTCCACGCTCAATAAGTCTGAGGATTTCGCCTAATCGGCAACGCGCTAACCCGTCTGCTTCGCGCTCAGAGCCAGGGGACGAGGGAGCGTGCCGTGAAATGGATACTTGTATGATTTCCCGAAACAGTTCGCGTTTCGATTCTGACGGCGCAAAGCCTGATGCTTCCATGAGTCCAAGCGCATTTAGCGTGATCTCCAAGTCTGACCATGCTTTTCGTGCGGCACGTTCCATCCACTCCTGCCCTTCCCCTTTGGACGCGAATTCACGCCTTTCGAGTGCTTGCGGAATCAGGGCGCGGATTCGCCGCAGATCATCGCGTTTCCAGTCAATACACTTCTGGGTGAGCTTCTTGGCATCGCCAATTTCGCCTTCCGCTTGGGCCGCGAAATATTGCAGTAAATCCTCTGTGTTCGCCGCTGCCGCATAAAGCAGGGCATGGACTTCTTGCTCGTATGTCAATGGTTCAGACTTCTCCGCTCTCAGTGTCTCAGTCATTCAGTTTTGTCCTCCCGAATTTCTGCATACCAAATTCCTTGACGGCCTTTTGCCGGAATTGCTTCGATTTTCTCCTCTCCATACGCAACCGGCCCAAAACTCACCTTGAACCGCACCACCTACTTACCCTCGAATGGCGGAGACAACCAAATATCCATGCAATCCAAGCATGTGTAACACGCTGCCCAACTTCCTTCTATCAGCGCCGATTCCCGCCTAGCCTCCGTTCCTGCCGGAATTGCGTGGACATTCTTGCCGATGCTAGGCGGTGGTACACAGGTGAAGGCTTTGCGGGTCTTAACCAATTTCACCTTCCGAAGTCTGATATCTGTATCGCCATCGCCCCAAGGATAGTGGAACGGATCATGGTCCATATACGATGGATCACTTAATCGGTTCATCCTGTTCCTTTCTCACTCTTGAGCCGCGCCCGAAGGCGGGCGATGATCTCGGCGTCAGTTCGATACTCGCACGTCCATCGTCCGGCGCAATTATCGAAATGTGAACAGTTCGTGATTCCCGCCAAATTGCAATCGACACAGCTAGGCTTTCCCCGCGTCTCCTCCGCTACCATCGCCATCGCACGGGCCAGTGCTTTTGTTGCAAGGCGAAAGTCCTCGTCGCGCCAGATTTGCCCCTGCTCTGCGAACTCCCGCGCTACTTCCATCCACTCCCCGTCAGTCATCATCTTTGCATCCCTCATTTGCGAGTATGCCGCCCAATGTAAAAAGTGTTACGCCCAGCCCGAAACAGAACCAAGGGTGAAGGTTGACCGGAGCCCCGCTAGACAATGCGATCACCCCGCCAATGGCGAGAAATGCCCCACCGATCATTCGCTGTGCCAATCTCATCGCATCCGCTCCCCGGTCACGTCAGCCATCACAAACCTCGCGCTTTCTTGATAGCCGCCTCAGTCATATGCCAAATGCAGCGACACGAAGGACCGCAATGACACGGATTGGTTGCGCTTGCTTGACTATGCCTCTCCAAAGCCTCCAAAAGGTCCAGAGTGGCGGCAATCAGTCGGGCAATCTCACCAGCCACCTCCCTCCCTTTGTGGTGAGCTAAATCGTGGGAGACTTCCGCAACAACGCGACCATCGGCATCGACCACGGTTAGTGGATCAACTAAACCATGACTCCATTTCGACATGCTCTCCGTTTTCTCCATCTGCTTCGCAGTCATTTAGACGCCCTCCACCGCCAAACTTGATACTTCAACGGAAGCCACATCTTCAATCGCCGAGCATTCACTAACCGCGCTGGCAATCGCATTCTTTATTTCCTGCTGGTCCGACCTCGTCAGCCAAGCCGGTACTTCGCCATCAAACTTCACAAGAATTTCCGCAACTAATTTCACGTTCCCTCCAAGCACTCAAGTATTTGCAGCCCAAGATTTCTTCCCGCTCCCTAACCTTCCGCTCTCTCAAAACATACTCGGGAAATTAACATCGACAGCCGGAATCTCAACGTTGTCTAGTTCGTCTTCGAGACTGTCCAGCGCGTCTATGGCTTCCTGAACTTCCTCAGCCTTGCCGCCGCTTTGCAAATTCTCTGGGATTGAGTCTAACCAGTTCTGCATTTCGTCTTTGAGTTCCTCGACGATGCTCTTGCAGTCATCGCGGGAGCACTCGAAATCGGAAAGCGCATCGGTCAACCGCGCCGAACGGCTTTCTAGTGTGGTAATTTTCTCGACGGTGTGAATCGGCAAGTCAGCTCCGAACGCGTCCCGCAACTTTTTTTCTACGGATGCTGGTTGTGCCGCCTTTACCGTTAGTGAAATCTTGTATTTCGCCATATTCATCCTTCCGCTCTCAAGAATTTGCAAGTTCCGTCCGCTGAATCCGTTTTGCCATCTCAGAGACCTCCGCTCACCGCTTCATTGCCCATGAACTTTCCTGTGATCTGCGCCGCAAAGCCCTACGCAGGCCTCGAGTGTGTCATCCCGCTTCCCGCCGCCTCGCCCTCGTTTGTGATGTACGTGAAACGAGTAATCGCTTATTAGATCGGCAGATAGTGAAGTCGGACGGCCGCAAGTATCGCATCCACCTGCTTGGCGGTCCCACAATCCGCGGCGAAATGCTGTGTAATCCTTGCCTGTGCGGATTCTCCGGCCGTCTTTGGTGACCTTGACGCTCATAAGACCTTCACAATGTCGTCTACAGTTTCAGCTACCAACGGGAGGGTTCCATTCCACGCCGCACGCCATATTTCTTCGTCATCCGTAAGACGACGTTTGCTTGGCGGCTGGGTTGGGTCTTTCAGTTCAACCAAAAGCATCTTCCCGCTATACCCGAGCAATAAGTCAGGGCACCCATTGCCAATCTCACTAAGGATTTCGACACTTATGCCCAATTTACGGAGTTCACGCACGACTAGCGCCTGATTGCCATCATTCCTGCCGCACAAACTTCGGTGTCGTCTCATTTCACCCTCTGCTTAATCTGCTGGTCCAATCGGTTCAAATTCGCCGCATACCGAATCGCTTCCTCGGCTCTTAGCGCACGCCCCACAACCACAAACCGCGCTCCGTTTTCAGGACGTGTGTTCACGATCTGCACTGCTTTCCTGTTGCTTGAGAGTCGTACTTGGAACTTCGGCTGGTTTGGCATTGCGTTTCTCCTCTCGCTGTTGCACCCACTTAGCGAGTTCCTTTTTTGCCCACACTTTCCGCTCTGTAAGATCGAGCTGCAGCCCATTCGATGAAACACTGGCATCGTCGGACTGCTCCGGCCCTGGCATCGACGATGTTTCCGCCAGAAGTTTTTCCTTCAAAGACTTTAATCCATCCCTCAACGCAACCATGTTGTTCGCAGGCTTGGAATCTCGGTGTGTTTGCACGACTCGCCCTCTCTATACTCAGCCTCAACTCTGCCGCTGTCGGCATTCGGCTACCGCGAGGCTTATGAGTGTATTCTTCAATCTCAGTATCGTCCTGCCAGCGCCTCAAAGCACTGTCAATTTCACGGTATGAGAACGGTTGCAGAACGTGCTCCCAAGCGTCAAACTCGCCCTCTTTAGCTTCGCGGGAATACGACTGTAGTGTTCGCGCATACAGGTCATCAATTGGCTTCATGATGGTTAGCCCGGTATTTGGTGAAGAATTCATCCATCCCATTCGCTTTCTGGTCCTGCCACTCTTTCGGATCGTCCAGGTAGCTTGACCTGTTGAACCATGTTGCCGGGTGCGGCGTAAAATCTTTTTTCTTGCCTGCGGCCGATTGCGAAAACATGATCGCGCGGTTTTTTAATCCTGCAATCGCTTGTATTCGAGACAGACTCCGGCCCTTGTACTCCCCTGCCTTGAGCCGTTGAATTGCTTTTTCGATTGCCCGGATCGCATCTCTTTTCCCGATATGTCTTGGGTATGCCTGGTAAATCTCATCCAGTTCCCCTTCCGTGGACGGTTCTGAAAAAAGATCATTCATAAAAAGGGCAACTTAAATTCCCCGGCGCCATTCTTTTCGCGTCTGGCATCCGTCACCAGTTCCCGTGTCATTTCACAAAGCCGCGTTGGGCAGACACGTCCCCGTTTTCGGGGATCGAGAATTACTCCCCGTGGAGGGCTACAGTAAGTTGGCAACCTGTAATTACGGATGTCATCGAAAATGCTTGGGTGGGGTCTGATGTTTGGCCCCGGATTCTCTTTCGTCACCGATTCCAACCAGAAAGTGACTGGGGGCCCTTGGAGACCCCCAAAGAGATTCCGGTAAGGAAGACCACGGATCAGGTGGCTGTCTCGAATTATGCCAAAGTCGACCATAAAATGCAAGCAGTTTTTTCAATGCCGTTCAAAAACCGAGACTCGCCAGAAATCCCGGTTTCTCAGCGGCCTGAGATGGGGGGAAGGGCATTAGGCCACTGAAAATCCCTAACCGTACAGTGGGCCCATGTCAGTAATGCTATCCACATACCAAGTATCGGACCTTAATTTACTGTCCGTTTTTATCATCTTTTGGGCCTTTCTTGAGGCTTCCGGGAAATCGTTGGCTTTAATGTATCGAGTAAGGCTGGTGGTTACCCGCAAACCAAACTTCACCTCGAATACGTTTTGCATCACTCCTCCTCTGGTTCTGGGTCTGGGCCGTCCTTTTGCAGAAAGCGTGCCCAATGTGCTTCGGTTAGATTATTAGCGAGTTTGTTTGCGGCCCATGTATTCCATTGGAAAAAGCAACAGTAATGATCCACTGGAATTGGTTTTCCGCAGAACTGACAAAGCGCCGGGGCCGAAGGCTCTCGCTCATCGGCCCCTACCTGCGGCTCGGTTGCCCGAGTGTTCCGCAAGACTTTGACCTCTGGCACGCCCTCAAGCCCTCGGACGCGCTCCACAGTGTCGATTAAATCGTTGAACGTTCTGCCGGCGTACATGACTTCCTCCGTTTCGGCTGTTTTGGCGTGTTGGCATCCTTGCACTCAGAGCATAGCCAGCATGGTTCTACCCGTAGGTTTTCGGGCGAGGACGAGCCCTGCTGCATGGAACTGGCACCCTTTACGAAATAGACGCCTCCACAGGGCTTGAGGCATTGGTCGCAAACGTACCGCCAATGAGTGGCCGTATGTGGGACGTGGCACTGCCTGAGAGGGCCTCCGGGCCAACTGCGAGAGACGGGACGCTCAACTTCTTCACCAAAAGGCGTCGCTCTGCCGGTGTAGGTCATTGGGCTGCCTCAAGTTTCTGAATGAATTCAACCACTTCGCCCAAGAAGGCAAGCGTTTCCGCCTCGATTGCCGCGATTAGTGCCTCATCGCGCGGTACACGCTTGACCCAGGTATTCACACTCTTGGGCAGGCTCGGGTCATGCGATACGAAGTCACACCACTGCCGGCCGGTCACCGCCAGTTCTGTCATGCACTGCCACAGGTATTCTTCGGGAATCTGCCGAGTGGAAATGATGTCCAAGTGGCGCGAGGGAGGAACCTTAAACTCCACCAGCCCATCTTCACCTACGAGCCCATCAGGGCTGCAACCTAGCCTCGCTATTGCGTCATGGAGCCAGAAACCACCCGGGAGCACGTCCAAATCGTTCTGAAGCTCATAAGCGGCCCTAGCGAGTGGTTCGTTCTCCGCGCCATAGTCCATGTACGGGCTGACAAACCGCTCCCAGGACATGCCGGTCAGGGTTTCATATACCAACTCCTTGCGGTATTGGAGCCTCTTGCCAGATGGGGCACCTTTTTCGCCATTCTTGCTCTTGACCTTGAGTTTAGACATGACATCGGCCATGCGAGACGCCGTCACAATCCCACAGCGCATGTGCAGCCATTCGGGTGTTTGCTGTTCCACGCCCTCAACGCGCATTGGATAACTCCTTGATTCTGGCGTCTTTAGCATCCAGAAGGATGTGCATGACCTGTCGATTGTTCTCTTGCTCGGCGTGTAGGTAGTAATCTTTGAAGATTGACCGGCATTCTGCAGCATCCTTCGCGGCCTTGATAAAGCCAACCTGCTCCGCGACTTCGCCAGTGGTAGCCATCTCCAGCTTGTCCTCGTCGCCAGTAACGATGTTGAAGATCATCTTCAGCAGACAGCGCCTGCCATATTCCATTGCTGCCAAGATCGCATGAGGCTTACTGAGTGCGCCGCCGCCCTGTGGCCCCTTGCCGCTGATGTCCATTGGAAGTTGGTAGAGACGGGTGTGCAAACCTCGGGACACTAGGCAAGTCACCAAAATCTGCTCTGGCACGTTGAAGTCCGCTGTTCCAAAGGACAGGCTGAATCCGTGGGCCGTATAGATCGGCCGCATGGACTTGTCTAAGCCCTTGTAAGTAGCCCACTTCTTGCCCCCTGGGCCAGTCTTATCCGAGTCGAGGGCGACCAGTTGGACCTCTGCCTGGCAACGATTCAACTCATCTTGAAACTCAACTTCGGCATCCAGTTTGCGGCTCTGAAGTTGCAAAGCCGCCAGGCGCTCTATGACATCAATCCCGGCCTTGTTTTGAAGCGCAATCTGGAGCAAATCGTTCGGACCACGCACTTCCAGAGCCTCGCCTGCTTCGATGATAGTTTCTGACAATTTGCTTTCTCCTGTTCTAGGCAGCGGTACATCTGCCCTCTCACGCCCTGTTGCGGAAATGGAACCAGTTTGCCGTTCATGGCAACTCTTTCAACATCTTGCGAACAATATCCGCAGACTCCTTGAGGGACTTGCCTCTGGCGGCGTCGGCGGCGGCGGCGTCGGCGGCGGCGTAGGCGGCGGCGTCGGCGGCGGCGTAGGCGGCGGCGTCGGCGGCGGCGTAGGCGGCGTCGGCGGCGGCGTAGGCGGCGTAGGCGGCGTCGGCGGCGGCGGCGGCGGCGTAGGCGGCGTCGGCGGCGGCGGCGTCGGCGGCGGCGTAGGCGGCGGCGTCGGCGGCGGCGTAGGCGGCGTCGGCGGCGGCGTCGGCGGCATTTCGTACTTCTTGGAGAGTTGCCTTACCCTCGCACCATAACCGAGCGATGCGGATAGCCTCAGCAGGACGCTTCTCGTCCTTAGCCACGTACTTCAGCGAAGGTTCAACGCACGCGCAGGCCATCAAGACTACTTGCTTGCGAGTTGCCCAACCATCTTTATCGGCCATATTGCCAAGAAGCCAAAGAAGCCAGTCGCCACGATCACACTTAGCGATTACCGAGGTCAGAGACTTTCCTTTTGCCCAAACTTGCGCCTCATTGCAAGCTCGAAGCGAAACCAGTAACTTGGCGAATTGCCCTGCATTCATCTCGGGAAGTTTCACGTTAGCTCCTCGCCCACCAGATCACCGCAATCACCACCAGCCAGCCAATCACCGAAGCGACACAGCCCATGACCATCCAGAAGCCCCGCTCCGGCTCAGGCTCATAATCCTCGTTAATCCAGCGCCATTCTTCTGTCATTTGCCAGCCTCCGCACGCCATTCCTTGACGCGCTCTTTCAGCCGCTCGATCACGTAGCTTTCTTCTTCGGGATGCCGCTCTAGGTGATCAACCGCCCATTCCATGAAGCCCAGAGCACAGCAGGTGTATTTATCTATGCAGGGAATGCTCATTTCTGTCCGTTCCTTCTGGCTTCCACAGCCCCAGCCTGCGTTATCTTGGCATTGACCATCACGCCACGCATAAGTAAGTCCCGAGCAACCAACAAAGTCTTGAGGTAAGCGGTTTCGTCTAAACACACCACTTCTTTGTCATTCCGCAATACTTTTCTAATGGAACGCAATTCCTTGGGCGTAATTGGGATTTGTGTGCTCATCGTCGTGGTCCTTTCGCGGCCTCAGCCGATCTCTTGCGGGAACATGCCCTGCATTCCCGAGTCCCATTCTTGCGGTGATATAGATTCTTCCCCTTGAGCGGGTGTCCCTTGCTGCATTTCGTGCTTTTGAGTGCTCCCACGCGCCAACAATACGAAATATACGAATAGAAAGTCAAGCTCAAAATACGTATTTTACGTAACTGATTGACTGCCTAGCGAAAATAGTTGCGGGCAAAAGAAAACCCCTGCGTTTTGCACAGGGGCTTCTGCTCTTTTGGTCAGGAACTACTCGGTTCTGGGCCTCCGATCTACGCCACGGGCGTGATAGGTTGCAGTTTGCTCCAATCAACACCCTTGGCCAGCACAGCGTCTTGCACCATGACGGCCTGAATGATCTTTTCTAGTTCGGCCACGGCGGAGAGGCTTGACGCAGGCAGGGCCGGGTCGTTCTTGAGTGCGGCTATAACGCCGGCCCACGCTGCCATCGCCGTATTCACAGAGGGCTGAGTCACGACGCCAGAGCCGAGAATTGCGGCAACTGAGGCCGTTACGTCCGCGATGATCTGCTGGATGGTTGAGGAGATGCCGGGAATGCCTTTCAGCACTACCGGAAAGAGGCCGAGAAGTAGAGTGGTAAGAGTCAGCATATTATTTCCCTTTCCCTGCGCTGGTTAACATGTTTCCGATGTCGATGCCCAACTGCGTCAATGCCTGCGTCAGTCCGGCAGTGTCGAGTGTTGCCCCTGAGTGGTAGGCTTGTGCCGCAGACAGCGCCAGGTCGTAAGTTTGTTCTGCCTTGAATAGGAACGGCCTTGCCACGCTCGGAAATGGCCCAGCCGTGGCATCGCAGGGGTAGGTGTTGCCGTCAAAGGTTACCGTCTGCGGAAAGCTCTTGTCAGAGCAGCTTTCCCAAGTCTTTGCTGAAATCAGAGCTACCTGAGCATCTCCTATGGACCGTGCGGCGTAGGCATCGAAAGTGTTGATCGTGCCCGGCACCGGCGCGGTTACTTTCTTGGCGCACCCAATCCCTGCCGCTAGGGCCAGAACGAGGAACCACAGTTTTGCCTTATTCATTGATGACTCCTTGATTTTCCAGGATTTGCGGAATGACTCTGATTTTGCCATCCCACAATTCAACCTTGAACTTCTGCCGGCAGGCATCGCACTGATACCAGAATTGTTCGCCTGACAACTTCTTTTTGAGTAATACGTGCTGACAATCACTCATGCTATGACCTCCGCCCAGAACGCTTCTGCCCCTTGGTCGAGATAGATTTGCCGCGCTTCATCGTTGGGTGCACCCTCTGGGAACTGTCCGGTGATCTGGAAATGAGGCGCGTCCACCAGTCTTGTCCAATTAGCCCCACTGGTAAGCCCCAGACTGACGCCGACTTCTTCCATGCGCTTCCATTGTGGATGAGAGGCATTCCAGTCCACTGTACCATCTGGATTCATCGGCGCACAGTCAACCGCGCAACCAAGGTTGTGCCAAGAGTGCCCACCTGGGGCATTCGTGACGATGTTCCCCGGAACCGTTCGCCCTTGGGCGTACAAAGCATCCTGTTCTGCCCATGTCCTAAGCCCTTGAACGACTCGGATTGTGATGCCCTCTTGCAGAAGCATGTCCGCCATCGTGTGAACTTTGGCTGCAAGTTCCGGGATGACGTTAAGCAATCGGGCTTCGCTTGTGGCGTCCATCACCTTATGTAGTGAAGCAGAAGATTCAATCCAACCGCAATGGCGCTGATACCAGCTCCCATTGCCCACATCTTCCCTTCGAGATTCGACTTGCTGGTTTCCAGTTGCTTTAGACGAAGGTCGAAGTCCGTCTTGATGGCTTCATGCTGCTCGTCGTAGATATCCCGCCTTAAAAACTCTCCACGCTCAACCTCGATCTGATCGCGGAAACGGTTCATATCATCAAGCCGTCGTTCTATTTCTGCCCGCGCCAGTACCAGAGCTTCTTTATCCAGCGCGTGCAGTCGATCATGGGAGTTCTGCCACTGCTCCCGTAACTCCCGTTCATGCTGAATGCTATCGGCCATCTACTTTGGCGGTTGATCTCCGCCACTAATCCAGTTCGTTGCCGCCTTGTCTTGGGCGGTCGGCGTGTAAGGCGCTGCTGGCGCTGATCCCGCAATCCAAATGTCAGAACCGTGCTTTTCGAGATATTGAGGGTAGATGCCCGTGTAGGTAGCGAAGATATTCACCCCGCTTTGCACTGAGGCTATTGCTTCGTCGTAGGTCTGGTTGTATTCGCTCATCGTGTCTCCTTGAATGTAATGTCACGATTCTTTGCGTGACCGGGAACGGCCACAAATCCATACGGCTGATGCAGGCTCATACAAGGTCCAGTCTTGAGCACGGTCAGGTCAATCCAATCGCCTTCATCGAATCCGGGATCGCCGATGTCATCGCAGACCTTCAGAAGCCAAGGGGTTTCCGAGTTTTTGTGGACCCAATACCGATATGGCCCATCCACTCTGTCGACCTTGATGCGGAAGCGGTCTGTGTCGCGGTAGAACTGCAAATCGCGGGTTGCGTATCCCAGAAGGAATATTACGAACAACGGCACCATACGATGCACAAATTTGCGAATTCTCGGCATCTTAGTGATCACGGCCAAGAGCCTTGAAGAAAGCCACAGTTCTCTGGAAACAGTTGACCCGTCTTTTCTGTCGATTTGTCTGCCGATAAGATACTCTGCGACGGCGAAGATAATCCGAGTACCAGCAGCTAAACCAATACCCCACGCAAGTAATCGCAAGTTGTAGGAGAGAGCTGGCCAAATCAGCATCGAGAACAGTGAACACATTTTTCCTCCCTACGAAGTTGGCGGTTTCGGTGGGTCTGGACTGATAATCTGCCCAAATCCATGTTGAATAGCAAACTGCCCAAACCAGTGCCAGAGTCCTATTCCAATCACCGGAAGTGAGGGAATCGTTAATACCAAAGTTCCTCCTCCGGTGACAGCGGGTGTCCAGGCATGGGCAATCCCAATTGTGGCCAGACCTGACATCACCAACTTCGCAGTCAGGTTAATGCTAGTTGAATGGGCGTTGACCCACGGAATCAGTTTACTCTTTTGGATGCGGTCAAGCAGCATCGAACAAGCTGCCGCCGCCGTCACAGAGGAAAGTATCGGGTCTGTAGGAATCATGGAACCTCCAAGGGATTGAGCAAGCTGAACATACTGAAAGCCGGAGAGGGCAATACAGGGGGCGCATTGGAAAACGGATATGCCCCTTGGTCCCATGCTCCACTCGCCGCTCTTGGTACGCATCCCGTACCGCAGGCTCCGGTTCTTCCGAAAGTCTGCGGAGCGCCAGTGCAAAGTCCCGCAAGACTGCCACTGCAAGAGCTTGTCAGATTTTTCCCTGCGCCAATCGCCGGAGAACCGGCAGACAAGGTAAAATTGGCGTTCAGATTGGGGTTGTTTCCATTCTGGCCATGAGCATCGAATCCGGCGCTTTGCCACTGAGCGAAGGTGTCATTTGCCCATCCGCTTCCAGCCAGACTGTAGTAGAGGTTGTAATCAACCGTAAGCCCGGTGGTTCCGTTTGGAGCGTACAGTGCGTTTCCGCATTTCGCTAGAATGTTGTTGTAGATAAAGCTCGGGCTTGGCTGCATTCCGTTGCAACCGTTTCCTCCCGATGTCGGGTTAAGGAGGATCGTATTATTGGCAACCGTCGTGCCGCCCGTGGCTCCCGATAAATAAGAACTAGCTACACCCACATCGCCCGAATCGGATGAGATCACGTTGTTGTACTGCACAAGTCCCGTGATCTTCGATGTTGTGTAGTCGTCTCCAAAGAAGAACGAGGTTGTGTGACCGGTTGTTGACCACACCCCATGCACATAGTTGTTGTAGATTTGCGGATTGGTCATGCAGGGCTGAGTGTTGCTTTCGCAGACTAACTGGATCACGTCATGGTGATAGTTGTTCGCGGTGTTGTCCCACAGATAAGCGCCACCGCCGAAATCATTGTCGTGAATCGAAATGCCAGTCGAGCCCTGGGCTGGTCCGGTGCCTAACACCACGCATCGGGAACAGAACGTAATCGTGTTGAATGAAACTTCTTGATTGGCAGTTCCATTCTGCCCTGGCAACGCAACACCTTCTGCCGCATAGCTCATCGTATTGCGGGTCACCAGCACGTCATGCCCAAGGAAGTTCATAAATTGGGTGTTATCGCCAGGGCAGAGCGCGGTGTGTGATGGCCCGCAAGAGTTGGCGTTGTCGTTGATTCCCTGAACTTTGATGTAGATATTTTTGATGATTAAATCTTTAACGGTGGCGTTGTTGCAGAAGACTCCTGTCGAGGAGGAAATCGCTTCTGTGGCATTTTGATTGTCGAGCCAGTCTCCGTTGTCGGTGTTCTCGATGGTTCCGTTTGTTCCACCGTCAATCGTCCAAAACGACTGCCCGTTACAGTCAATCGTCCCGCCTGAGTTGTTCCACGCTGGAGAAGTAAAATCGGTTCCGGTCTCCATGAACAGAATGACGGGATGCCCGCTGGTGCCGCTTCCCTGGAATTGTAGTTCGGTCGCGTTGAGCGCTCCGGTAAAAGTGCCACACGTATGGACTGTCGTGTCCGGCCCGATCTGAATTCCAGTGGGTGTCGCTGACCAGTTTCCCGCTGTGTTGAAGTAGGAATGAGGTTTCGCATTGGCGCAACTTGAACCATCCTGCGTCCCCGCTCCGGCATCACTGATATAGACAGCGTTTGTAGCATGAAGTAATGGAGCGGTCAGTAAGACGAAAATAAATATCCATTGCTTCATAGGACCGTTGTCTTCAGTAAGGCTGCAGTTTTAGGCAATAAAGTAGTTCCCGGAACTGCTGCTCCGCCCCCACCCTGCTTCAGCGTGACAATCATCCCGCCGCCCGTGACTGCGTTCGTGCCCGTCATGGTTGCCTGATATGCCCCAGTGGAACTTACCACCTGATCTTCCAGTGCATAAAGGGCAAACGGCGGAGAGGCATTGGTCGAAATGAAATTACCGTAGCCAGAGCCGGTTGAGGTCGTGCTCGGATCGGCTTTGACTGTGATAATCCCAATTAGCGCTTCGTTGGCTGCGGTAGTGGTTGCCGTGGTTCCGGTAACAAACGCGGTTGTGGTTGTGAATGAGGCGCTGGCAAATTTATCGACTGTCGCATTGCTACTGAAACCGCTGTACTGTAGGTCGAGACAGAAAATCCAGTTCGTTGTGCTCGTTCCGTGAATGTCGATATTTTCGCTGGCATTCGTGTTCTTCCAGTTCACCACCCACGCATTCATGCAGTTGGCGTTTGTCGCTTCGCAAAACTGAGAAAAGGCCGAAGTGAATGTATCGCCATCGGTGTCAGAAATAGTCAACGTGTTCGGGACTGTGTTTGTTCCGCCTACAATCAAAGCGGAGTTGGCGCTATTGACCGAAGCGATGATGTTGCAATCCGCTCCGCCAGTATGGCTGGGTGTGTCCGGTCCTAATGCAGTAATTCCAAATGCCTGAGCGCACCATAGCAGCGGAATCAGAAGAAGACGTTTTCTCATTGCGACTGCCATACACAAAAACTCCCGCTCTGAATTTGAAGTTGCGCGGCTGCCGAACTCTTAGCAAGCATCTGAACGGTTCCAGCATTCGTTCCATTTTGGAGACTAAGCGTGACTGTCGCCGGAAAGTTAGTCGTGGCAGTCGTAACCGCCGCACCAAGGGATGTGCTATAAGCAGTGGCAACCGCTGCCTGCACCAATGTCGTAGCTGACCCTGGATCGACTAATGAGTAAGTGATGTTGGTTGGCGAGGCTGGGCCGGTGAACTCAATATTCAATCCACCCGTCGATGCTGCCTGATAGTAAAGCGTGCAGGTCATAGTGTAATTCGTGCTAGCCGCAGCAGAGAATGCCAGACTATTAGTTCCGGTGACATTGGTGAAGCCAGTAGTCGAATTCGTGTACTGACTCGTGAGCATCACGCTTACCGGAAGTCCCTGCGTAGTCGCATTATTGGAATTCCATCGGATATTGTGATTGGCACTATCAGCCCACATTTCTCCCGTACTAGACTTACCCGTGGCTCCCGTGCCTTCTGTCGCGCACCATCCTCCACCAGTTCCGCCGGTACAAGCCGGGTCAGTTCCGAAAGCGGTATAACCAGTCGGTTGAACTACAAAAACATCAGTTTGGCCAGAGATAGCCCCAGAAGCTACAGTCCCTCCAGTTCCCGCTTTAATTAGTGCTGCCCCTGTAGTCGCCCCGTTAAAGTAAGCCGTCACCTGCCCCGTGGAAGTACCGGGAGTCGTGAAGATCGCCGCCATCGAAGAATTGTTATTCGTCGAATTCGTATTCTGAAACACTGCCGGAGCCGATAAGGCTGTCGTCACAGTCCCTGCTAGCAATGTACCGCCTACCGCTGCTGGCAGTTTGATGCTTGGGGCAGTCGTCTGCGCTGAGAAGTCATAGACTGCCCCTGCCGCTCCCGTGTTCGTGCCAGCAGATTCAAAGAGCGTGCCTGTAGTAATTGGCCACGTCAGAGTCGGGGTTACCAGAGCCCCCGTAGGCGGAGCGATTGTGATCGTCCCGCTAGTGGCATTCTTGATTGCCAAAGTCCCAACGCTTGTGCCGGCCACACCAAGAGTCAGAATACTTGTGCCGTCAGTCGTAAACCCTGCTACGGTCTGTACTCCCTGCCCACCTGCCCCGAGCACGACAGAGTTATTCGTCAGCGAAGATGCGCTGGTTACTGTGCCCGTGGCATTCGTTGCTGGGGCGCTGAAGTTCAACGTGACTGTATGACTTGTTGACGTGTTCGTAGTTTTGACAATGCCCACTTGCCGTTGTGGGTTCGGGCAAGCCGTTGAACCGTTGTCCACAGCCTTGCCAGCATTCGAGGCATCCGTGCAAACGTAATCCCCGGCAGTGAAGGTTACCGAAGCATTGGAATTAACTGTCGCCGTTCCGTTAACCGCCCATACTGGCAGAGTGCCATCCTTCGCAATCAAGACTCCAATAAAGGCTGAGTTGGCCGCTACTGTTCCGCAGTTGCCCACTGTGTTCGTTGCTGTGACGCAAGCCAGGTTACCAACTGTGTATGAGGCATCTGCCGTGGTCGCATCGCTAACTAAGTTGCCAGAGCCTAAAAGTCTTACCGTGTTGGCAGTCCGCAGATTTGTGCCGATGACGTTTCCAACCGTAGTGATGACATTTCCTGACGCATCAACACTCGCACCTGACTGCCAGTATTGCGGATAGATTCCAGCGCCTGTCGCAAGGCAAGGTGTGCCAAGGTTGTCATCTTTCACGAGGCATATAGCGTTTCCGCTCTGTACGTTTCGGGCCTGACTATTAGTGACACCTGACTGGAATTCAACCACGGCATTCGCCCCGCTGGATTGAACGGAAGTGGGAGATTCGATGACGACTCCAGAAGTTACCGCCGCACCTGCTCCCGGACCAACATTGATCCCATCATGCGAGAAGAATTCAAGGTGTCCAGTTTCAAAGACTCCGCCCGCAACGCAGCCATCAATCCAAGCCGCATCCTTGACTTTGTTACCAGAACTTCCGGTGATCGTTCCAAGATTGAAATAGCTTGGGCATTGCGTCCCTGATTGTAGAAGCAGATTCCAACCTTCATAGATGTACCCGTAGGATGAAGTCCCGAGCACGTTGTTTCCCGCCGCGATCTGCATCGGCCCAGCGACTTGCATGTGGCCTGGGCCGGGATCGTTCGGATCACCTAGACCATAATCCCACATCGCCGCCGCGCCGATTGCTGATGTATGGTTTGTGGACTGCTGAATCTCAAAGCCGAACCTGACGTTATCGTATTGCGTGCGTTCCTGAACGGCTGGAGCATAGTAAGCGATCGCTCCCAGTACCCCATTGGCGTCGATTGCCAGATTTCGCCACACATGCCCGAAGGCAGAAGTCCGGTAACTGTTTCCCTGACAGCCGTCGCAGACCACGACTGGCTGATTTGGAAATTCGATGAGGAAGTTTTCAACCGTGCATGATGCTACGCAATTAGCAGTTGGGAAGTTGGCCGTCAACGTCAAGCAGCCAGTTCCAGAGTTGATAGGTGTGCAAGTGCCTCCGCCGGGAAGCGTCCCGCCGTTCGCTGTGAAGGCTTTGATCGTTGCCACTCCGAAAGAGCCTGCCCCACCTGCTATGGGTAGAGTGCAGTTTCCGGGCGCTGCACCGCAGTCTGTGATAATCCTTCCGCCCACCATCGCCGCTGTCAGAGTCGTGCCGGCATTGGAAGCGCAAACAACTTTGTTTCCGTTCGCCGCCCCGCAAGCCGCTGCGCCGGTGTTGGTGATGTCAACCGTGCCAGTCGAATAGACCGCAGCCAAAGTAAATGGACCTGTGGCAGGGACGCAGTTTACCGACCCACTCGCGCAAGTGGTCGAAGTGTCGTATAGGGGATAGTTGTTCGGGCCGCATCCCGTAGTCGCTCCCGGCCCGGTGATCGCATTACACGCGGCAATCCCTGAACCTGAGAGTGTTGTACTCGATGACCCCGAGCCGGATATACCTTCATAGACCGCTGAGGAGGAAGGCGTTGACCACATTACAGAAGTCAGAATGTAGGCATTCGGGAAGTAAATGTCAGGAGTGATGTTGGTTCCAAGTCCGCTCCACGGATCGGAATTGGCATAGAGGTAATTAACTCCCGAAGTGGACACGGATGGAACGATAGAGCGTGCATCAATGCAATAAGTTCCGCTGAGATTGCTGCTAGTAGTAGCTGCGATAATGGCATTGTGCAGAGTGAGTCCAATATCCTCATTCTCTGGGGTCGGATTGTAGGGCGTGGCCATGTATGCCGCCGCATCAATGCAACCTGGGTAAGTCGCCGTATAAGTAGTACCGGTTGTGGTTGACTCTGGATGCTGCCCTTTGACTGCCGATGGCAATGAAGGCGGGCTAAGAGAGTTCGTCAGTAGTACCCATTCCGTACCATCGTAGGTTATCGGATAGGGTGCAGGAGTACCTAGAATTGCTCCAGAAGTCAAAGCAATCGCCCCTGGAAGCATGAGGTTCTTTACGCCCAAACCAGAAACATTGATCGTGCTGGCAGTCGTGTTCGGATTCGCAAATGAGACTATGCAGTGCGCTCCAGTGACAAGAGTTTGCACATTCGGGCAAGCTACCACGTAAGCATTGGCTGATCCGGTGTCTACCGGGATAGGATGAATGCCGCGATTGTCAAAGCAGTTTGCCAGGTAGTTGGTATTGTCCGAATAGATGAAGCAGTCCTGATTCTGTGCCGTAAGTGTCGATAACCCATTGATTGTGCTAGTCGTAGGAGTGACCGTGACAACTCCATTCCCTGCCCGGAAGTTGTAGACAAAGCCCTTAGTGAAATCTGACGAAGTCCCCCCGCCAGTCCCAGACTGAGGCAAAGTAACTGCCACGGATGAAGCGCTCGTATAGTCAATCCAGGTTGAGCGGTCTGAGCCGAGAATCGTGTCTGATGTGCCTGAAACCGTTCTCCCCGAAACCCCGGTAATATTCCAGAAGGGTGCCGTAGCTACTCCGCCCGAGGGAGTGGAAGTCAGAATGAATGGCGTTGCCGGGGTAGTCGGACCCGCCAGCCGTGTCACTGCTCCAGCGGCTCCGCCATAGATGACATCTCCCAAAGTCGTCATGGGATTTGACAAGGTTGAGATTGAGAGGCAAGTCCAGGGATCAGTGCCCGGAAGATTGGCTTGGGTAAAGTTCAGGGCATTCGAGGAACCATTACAATCCGGCACCGCGAACGTTGTTTTGTAGGTATTGGCAGCACTCGCAACCGGGACAGCATATTGCGTGACGGCCGTAAGCCCCGTGCCGCCATTGGCTACGGCAACTGTTCCCGTGACGTTTGAAGCCGTTCCTGTAGTGTTCTGATTCAGCGTCGGTATATCGCCTGCCGCTATTGCTCTGAACGCTGGAGCACTCGCTGTGGCAAATAAGGCATGGGTAGTAGTCGTGTCGGCACTGATAGCGGATGGGGCTATTCCAGCGCCGCCGCCAATTAAGACTCCATTAGCGGTCAACGCGGCAGTCGATGCCCAAGTCGTCGAACTGCTGAAGTATGGAATGCCTCCGCTTGTGCCGGCCAATGTGAAAGCCAAAGTCGGAGAACCACTGACCGAGATCAGGCCGAATCCGGTAGTGGCTCCAGTGATCGAACCAGACGAGATATTCGCGCAACCCCAGGTCGCGCCATTCCACTGCGGTATCTGGGTATTGCTGCAAGACTGTGGAAGCTGATAACTCGCTAACAAAGCAATCGTGCCCGTAACTGTTATCGGTCCACCCGTCAGCCCTGTGCCCGTAGAAATGCTGGTCACCGTTCCTGAACCCCCACCACCGCCGCCCCCGGCAGGCATACAGCTTGTCCCGGCTGAGGTAATGCCGCTGAACTGGAATGTCGTGTTGTCGAGATAGAGTCGGCAGATTCCCGCTACCGGGTTAGCAGGCTTTGGGATGAACTGCACATCCTGAAACGAATTGCCAAAGCCTATGCCGTTGAATACGTTGCCATTCCCACCAAGGCAGGAAGCGCCATTCAATGAGCAGGTGCCAACGATATTTACATTTCTGGCGAATATATTCCACCTTTGGTTTGGCGACCCCAAATTCAGTCCGCTAGATGCTGGCAATAGGTTTGTATTGATAGTTTGCGATACGCAAACTATAGATAATACTATACAAAAAATTACATATATTGTAGACTGCATGACATGGGAAAGCAGACTTCTCCGGAAGTACGATTGTGGCGCAAGATTATCAAGCAGGCGGCCGGATGTTGGATTTACCAAGGATGCCTGAATAAATTCGGCTATGGGGTAATTGCTACCCGAGCTGGTCAGGCGCCCTCTCTTACGCATCGAATTGCATATGTATCGCGTCATGGGGCTATTCCTGAAGGAAAATGTATTCTACATACGTGTGACGTTCCTGCTTGTGTTAATCCAGACCATCTTTTTGTTGGCACCAGGGCGGATAATATCGCAGATTGCGTCAGTAAAAAACGAAACAGTTTCGGGGAGAAAAATGGCCACTCCGTACTTTCTGAAAGAGATGTGTTGGACATTAGGAACATGATAACTCTCAATTTCGACGATACATATATCGCCTCAAAATTCAATGTGAGCCGTAAAGCCATATACGATATACGAAGTGGTAAGAACTGGAAATACCTCATTGACCACCACCAGTCCGAGTAGGAGACACACTTCCACGATAACGAGTCGTGTATCGCCCTTTGATTTGCTGGGCGAAGAAACTGCCTTGCGATTCCGCATTCCTGAAATTGTCGTAAATCTCTTTGGGAACTCCTGTGTATTGATAGACTTTGCCGTTATTAAACTCGGTTACCATTGTCCGCGATTCAGGGATGTAACCATGTTTAGCAATCATGCCAGACTGTGCAGGCTCCATTGATGCTGGAGTGTTGGGGCCAGAATAAGGGCCATTAGGTCTGGGACCAGCCTGTGGCACAGTGCCAATAGATACGGGTGCGCCTTCTGGCGGTCCACCTTCCGCCCTACCTGTCGGTGGACGTTCTTCCGGTGCGCCACCTGCCATTAAAGGCAGCCAAGTAGGTATCTTTCTTGCGACATCTCGCACTGTTCCTTCTGGCAATGCCTCTTGTGCTGTGGCCAATCCAGCCGTCGCTAGAAATGGATGATTTTTCATAAAGGCAGAGGCAGTCTTAGCTACAGGTGTTCCAATGGTATCTGCCGCAAGTCCACCGACTGCCCCCGCTGTCAATCCAGCAATTGCTGTCCCTGTGTTTCCGCTTGGGTCATTTCCTCCCATTGCAATGGCAGTCTTAGGATTTGGCACTGTCGTAGTGTCCGCCCCGAGCGTCGGTCCTGTTCCTTGAGGCTGAGGTAACTGCGGTCCTTGAACTGGCCCAACTCCGCGAATGTGGGCAAGATAGCCTAGTTGATCTGGCGGAGACATCTTCTGAAAGTCTGGGTCTTGCGATGCCATATAGTGCATTTGGTCGCTCGGTTGCATTCCCTGAAACACCGGGTCGTTCCAGTAATCTGTTCCGTCTGGCATTATCGTCTACCCTGTTGGGCAAGCCAATCACTAGGCGAAAGCCTTCCACCCGCTTGCGGAGTCGGGGAGTTGAGCAATGTAGTTTGCCCCTTGATTCCCGCCGCTGTGCCTTTAGCCAATACTCCGCGCTTGCTTTCCAGAAGTTTCTGCGCCGTAGCCGCATAGCCTTCGAGTTGCGCGGGTGAACTGGCCTGACTGATCTTGTCCGCTAAATCCTGTCTATCGGCCTGCGCTACATTCGCCCCGGCGAAAGCCTTGCCAACTTCCCCGGCAAACGCTTGCTTGGCAATGTTGAAGTTTGTTGCCTGGTCGCCGCCAAACTGAGTATTGATAGCCTGCCCGAGACGATTGGCCAAGATGAAATCACCATTCCCCAGCGCGTGTGCTGTCTGCCGCCACACTTGCATATGGACTATAGCTGTGTCGTAAGCCTGAGTCGTATTGAAAATCTGCCCAGAAGTGGCGCTCTTGAGAGTCGCTGCCCCGGCCTTGAACTGAGCCGATTGTGGAGTCTCCGCCCCGGTTTCTCCTGCCTGCCCTGCACGCATGAGATGAACTGCTCCGGTGGGATTGCCATCTCCATCAATCTCTGCCACGGGAATCCAGCGGGCATCTTGCGCCGCCACCCTTGGATTGCCGATTCCCAAACTCTGAGCGCTTCCCGTGGGATCGAACTTGTTGAACTGTGCTGGGCCTTGAGCGCCCTGAGCCTGCCCCAATGGGGCCAAGGCCGTTCTGGTAGCCTGTCCCAATTGCTTCAATGGCATCTGGGTAGTGCCGGGAGGAAGTCCTAAATCTCTTGCTTGCTCTGGAGTCACAGGCATCATCATGCCTTGATTGATCTGTGCGGCTTGAACTGTCGCGCCGCCTCGAATGCCTGCCGCGTTTACAGTCGCCTGAGATCGCGCAAAACTGTCATAGACCTTCCCCAAATCCTTGTTGAGCACATTGACCATACTGCCGTCCGGCATCTGTACAGGCGTGCTCCCATACATGTTCTGCATCGTCTGGTGCAGACCTACCGTGGCCTGTGTGCTTTCAATCCCTTGGATATTCGTCAGCAATCGCTGCTGCTGCTCGTAAGGGGTGGGCAGGCCAGCCGCATGAAGAAATCCTTCTCCCGCACCTTGAACGAAATTACCTAGTAATTGTTTAATCCTTCCGCCATTTGCAGATGCCGCCGTCTTTGCCTGCATGGCCTGATATTGCTGCGCCAAGCTATTTTTAATCTGGTCGAGTGGGTCACCTTGTGGTTGCTGTTGAGATTGCCTATCCTGAATACTCTGAGGAGTTTCCAATGGTGGATTAAGTGGCGGAGGCTGAACAGACTGCCACTGATTCGGCGGCTGATTAAGCTGCTGATCTTGTGGAACGCTTTGGTCGTCACCCATCGGCATTTATGCGAATCCCATACCCAAGGAAGCAGAAGCGGCATTCCCGGCAACCTTGCCCAAGCTACTACCTAGTCCAGTGGTGAAAGCATTCCCAAACCCAGTGTTAGCAGCCGTGATGTAAGACTGCAATGCACTCGAAGCCCCGGCCCCTGCTACTCCCTGCGTACCGGTCAAAGTCGCTGCATTGCCACTCAAGATGTTCCCTGCGTTGAACTGGTTCGTCAAAGCCTGTTGTGCGTTCTGGATGTTGATTCCTAATAGCCCCTGAGACTGGCTCCCAGCCTTGCCAGCCAGCAATCCCGCGATCCCCCGAGTGTAATCACCACCAACAGGCAAAGCGCCCGTCCCAGAGCCTCTAGCGCCCAAGGCGGACCTAACCTGCTGTCCTGCCTGATTGAATGTCGAGTTGTTGCTATTCAGAAATTGCGAACGCATGGATGAAAGCATGGCTGGGTTGTACCCTTGAGTGCCCCCGAGATATCCCGAGAAAGCATTCTTCAGGGTAGTTAGTTGGGCCTGCTGTGCATTGAAGGCTTCTTGCTGCATTTGTAATTCCTGTTGGCGTTGCTGGTTGGCCGTATCGCCACCCTTACCACCAGACACAGTGCGGCCCTCACGAATGTAGCGGTCAACAGTTTCAGCCCAAGTCACAATTGATCTCCATGAACCAGTGATCGTTACTGGCCCTTCCCCACGCCTCCGCAATAGATGAATCGGCGGTCATGCTGAAATAGTTAGCGTCATTTCTGATGAGCAAAAGCCACATCATACCTTCATCCTCATAGTCGTCCACGGCAGCTTTTCATAGCCATGCGCCTCGGCAAACTTCACTACTCGGTCATCCTTGCATAGGAAGTAAATCTCTTTTACTCCAAGCTGCGAAGCCATGAAAGCTACCGTCTTCGTCAACTCCCGCAGAGCCAAAGCTTCATCAATCGGAGCGATGTCAGGTTTGGGCGCTAGCGACTCCATTGTCAGCGTCGTCTGTACCGGCATGTACACCAAGGGTTCCCCGTTGTGCGCTACCAATGTCTTTGTCGTCGGATAGGCCATTACCCCCGGATCGAACAGATTGATGTCTTGGGCATTCTTCACCCAGGCATCAAACGTCTCCGCATCCTTGGCCTCCGCGAGTCTGACGAATATCTGCTTCATGGTGACCTGAACTTTATGTTGTGCGATAGAAATCCGTTAGCCCAGAACAAGTGTCCTACCCTCATCTGCACCTTGTTTTTCTGAAACTTCTGGGTAAAGAAATGCGTGTTCACAATCTCCTGTTCGCCCGTGTCGGTAATGATCTTATCCCCAACCGTCAACTGCGAAGCCTCAACCCTGCCTCTGTCAGCATGATACAAGGGATGGTCAAGTGTGCAGTTCAAATACCTCCGATCAGTCACTTGCAGATACATCCACTCGCTTTCAGGGATTCGCTCAACCTGATAATCCATATCCCCAACAGGAGCAATGAGCGTTCCTTCCATAACACATCCGCCATTGTCCGGGGTGCCTGATCCGCCCGTCCCGCATGTTGCCGAAATGAAGCCCGCACTCAATGGTTCGTTATTCTGCGATGACTGGCGAATGATATAGATTGGCCCGTTCACGGGATCAGCTACATCGGCAGCTACGAAAGCTATTTGGGGACTGCCAACCGTGCCCTTGACCCATCCAAGGTTGCTCTTACTGGTAGTATTCCAGAACGGAAGAAAGTAATAAACCGTGCCATTCGCCAACCCCGTCACCTGCAATCCGCTACCTACCGTTGGCAAGTTGAATACGCTTTGATCCGCCCGATGAATCTGAATTACTTTTGATCCGTTCGTTCCATCCCAATACCACGTAATCGAAGCCCCGTCAGAGGTATAACCAAAACCGTTTGTGGCCGTCTGCGGGGATACTGATCCCAACTTTTGCATCTTGGAACTTGTCATGCTAAGGCTTTGAGATGTGCCCGAAGTCTTTACCAGATTGGACAGTGGAAGCCTGGTAAAGTTTCCGGCAGTCGGGCGTATAGTGCCACGCTGAATCCTTTGAGAACCTTTCTCTAATCGCTGAATCCTACCGAATCCAGCAGGCACGGTATTACTGAAGCCCGGATAAAGGGTAGTCCCCCGGCGGTCAACAATCGGTTTGAAGATGTCCGCCATTAGCCTCCAGAAGGATGGAATGCTTCATCCATCTGATAAAGAAAGAAATTTGCTTCTGCGGCAGGCCAGACAAATTGCATACTCATCATCTGGGCCTGCGGGTAATTCGATGTCCACCTGGTAGTCAATAGGTTACCGCCTTGCTGTATGTCAGGCGATGGCTGCCCATTCGCCGTGATGTCCACATAACCAGCAGTCGTCGGGTCGTCATCCGTAAGTTGCAAGACTTGTGTTGGAACGTGCGTATCAGTCTTGATTTCGCTCCAATCATGCACACCTTTGAATGATGGATTGTTATCCGGTGTCAGGCGGTACATATTGGTCTTAATCTTCGGAATATACAAATTCCCGTCATCGTTGTAGGTTCCTGAAGTCATCTGAAGGCTCTTTGTCGTGTTGCGGGCGAACATCAATTGCACATTTCCTATGCTGGTTTCCCCTGATACAAGAGCGCTTCCCGAGGTTCCTACCGTCCAAGGGGTAAGCCACTGATTTGTGTCGAGGTCATAGATATACAGAATGCCATTCGTACCATCCAGCAAAACTAGCCAGTGATAAATCCCGCTGATATGAATCGCAATGTATGCGGTCAGCGGATTGATGTTTTGGATGTCTGGACGTATGGGCAGTCCGACCTCTCCCAGGTCGCTGATCCAAAGCGTGTTTGAGGTATCAAGCCATGCAACGGAGCCGCCGAGTGATGTAACAGTTGTACGGCTGCGAGTTCCGCGTCTCTCAAGCAATGTGTAGCGCCGGAAAGTATCAAGCGTGTCGCCCTCAATTTTGTAGATTCTGGCAGCGGTAAACAGAGCGACACCGTCGATGAGAGAGGCGAGGGCAAAGATTTCCTTGTCAAATGGATAGAAGTTCCCACCAAGTCCTGACGGCCATGATTCTTCCGGAACGCCATTCGCAATCTCCTCAAAGCCTGAATAGTAACCAGTATTGTTCAGAAAACTCCAAATCCTTCCTGCGTATGCAACGAAACCTTTCGCGGGTGGCGGCGGATCGTTTGTAAGAAATTCAGGGGCCACACGCAATGAAAGATTGATGTCCAGCGTCGTGTCATCATGCGTGGTGCTTGTATTGGGAAATGGGGAATTGGAAAGTTCCTGCATCAATGCAGGGTCTTGGGCTCCGCCGTCCGTGGTCCGGTAAATACGAATATTGGTCACTTGCGGATCGGCAGAAGCAATGACCGCTATCCTCGGATTCTGGGTTCCAAACGGAGTCAACGGGATACTGATTGGGCTTGGCGAGGATTCATGCTGGGTAACCGAATTGAAGTAGGTATAGGTGTAGGACCATGAAGTGTACACATTCATGGTGCCACTCACCAAGGTCACCATAGGAGCAGCAGCCGGAGACGTTATTCCCCACTTCGTTTCCGTGGTCCCATCATACTTCCGCATATCCGTTCCGTTGCCGAAGTAGCACGTATTGTTGGACACAACAAAATCAAATGGCTCCGCACTGGCGGAAGTCCAGATCAGCACGGGGTTCGCATCAAGGCCGACCTGAATCTTGTAAACCTTGGCTACGGGAGTCAGGTCGCAGAACATATGAAAGAATGCCCCACCCCACTTCTGCCAAACAAAATGCCGCGCAAGATTCTTCCAGTTTGCTGCAATCGTTGTGGAGAATCCGGGACGCCGCTCAGACCACTGTCTCAGGCCTGTCAGGACGTTCTGACTTCCGGGAATGAAATGAGGACTGGTGCTGATAATGGAATAATTTGAGATGTAGGGAAGTGCTGTGTTCCCTGTGCCATTATGCTCGGTTTGAGATGCTGGAGGCAATCAAAATCCCTCACAGGCCCAGCGCAAGTGATCGCTTGTCGTTCCACCACTTTCCTGAATCGTTACTGAAGCGGCGGCATAAGTGTTGAACGATACAATCCCAGCAGCAGTCGTCTCATTGCTTCCATGACATGAATAACTTGCCGAGGAAGCAAATGGCAGCCCGGTAATAGACTGCGTAGCAGCGCTATTCAGAACCACTACCCCACGCAAGCTATACCAGTTGGGTTTTACCGTGCCTGCACAAAGCTGCGTAGCACCGGACGTTGAACCGCAATCCTGCGTGACTATCAATGCTACAGTTCCAGAAGCGTCAGGCATCAAGTAAGCGCGGTTGCTTGTAATCGCGGCCATTGACAACACGCCTTGATCACTATTGACGGTGTTAATCCACCTGTAGCTGTTGCTGTTGGTTGGCAGCGTAATGTTGCCGCCATTTCCGATGATAGTGGAATCGGCCATCACTCCCATCGCGCCGGTTGAGTAAAACAGCAGGTGACCTGGGGCCGTCGCGTCGTCCGCACCGCGAATCGCTAGAATGTATCCATTGGAAGGTGTCGAAGTCCCTAAATTCACGTCAGGCCATGTCAATGTAGAATTCGCCGCCAGTGGAACCGAGCGCGGGCCGGGCTGGACAAAGATGTTGAAATTGCTGTCCTGCATCCGAATGTAGGTATCATTCTGCGTCATAAGCAATGCGCCGTTGTTGATCTGAATGCTGGTCTGCGTTGTCAGGCCACTACTAAGATTCAGATACCCATTTAGCGGACTGACGCTCTGCAACGTGAGAGACGCTCCTACATTGATCGTATTGACATCCAGCTTGTCCGCCTTCATGTGAGTCTGGGCAGAGAGATACGCGCACAACATAAGTACAGCGATGAAATGTTTCATGGAGTCAATACCCCCGGACCCAGAGGCCAAGCGTTTGTTCCGTCAAAGTAAAATAGTTGCGTGGTCACCTGATTCGCTGTCGAGCCAATGATTCCCGGCTGTTGGAAATTGGCGGGCCATGCTACCGTTCTACTTCCAACCGCATCCTGAATGAACTGAAAGACAAGAAGTCCGGGAACTCCAACAAAGGTAGAGGAAGTAACATTCCCCGTAAGCGTCATGGAAAACGCTGTCAGGATTGCGGTTGTGGAGAATGCAGGAACCGAAGTCCAGGGCAGAACGCTGACCGACAGATTAACCGGAGTCCCGCCATTCAACAGATTGAGCCAGGCATTCCATTGCTGCTGACTTGAGCCTAGATTCAAGCCTGTCGTGTTTGGCAGCAGGTTCGTGTTATAAGTCGTCATCTACCATCCAAAGATATTGAGCGAGTTGGAATCGCGCGGCAGTCCCATTGGCTCTGCTGGGAACACGGACTCCGTGAATCCCCAATCCTCAGCCATCTTCATGCGATTCAGTGCAGCTTTGTAGATTCCGAGTTGCCCTGTGTATTCATTGACTCGGCCAAAGGCGTCAGTCTGCGCCGTGCCAGCCCTGGAATCGTCATTCAGTTTGTAAACCCAATAGAGCAGTCCTTCCAGCGCAACAAAGGCGTAGCGGTCATCGAACCAGCAAGGCAGCGTAAGATCGGTAACTTTGATGGGGTCAATCTGATAATCACAGCGCAGTTCAATTTGAATCCCGGTGGGAATATTGACCGCTGCCTCAAGCCGGAAAAGCCCGTTCGCTTCTTGTAAAGATACGGCCCGGATCGAGATGTAACTGCGCGGGTACAGATCGACGGACAGGTCTTTCTTTACATCCAGATCAATGGTTTCGTTGGGCGTGACATCGGTTCTGATGAGCCATGCCTTCAACACCCGCATGATGTTTGGGGCTTCGCAGGAGTAGTCTTGCGTCGAATCGACTAAAGGAATAGTTCCATTGGCAGTGTTTGTGATTGTTTGTTTCCACGGATATTCAATGTACATCTCCGCAGAAACGAAGTCGGCCATCTGTGCGCTGACTTTGGCGAGAGGTATTCCCTTACCATAGTGCGAACCGACGTTGATCAAATCCTGCCATGAATAAGTAAAAATGGATTTACACTCCGCAACCGCGCTGATTTAATTGCCTTATTCTTCCTACCATGAAATCTTGGAGACAGCTTTTCCACTCAGGGGTTTTAAGGCGATAGTTACCACTTCCGCCTTTGTATCTGCGGTCCCATTTCTTGTTGATTCTCGACAAAGCCCTGACGATATACGCCTGTTCACGTTTGACAACAAGATAAGGAAGTAAATCGGTGCATACCTGCTCCGCAACCGTCGTGGATGCTTCCCATATGTACACCTGTTTGTGATGTTCGCGCTGCTGGAACATTAAGCCGCCTGACGGTTCGGGTGCCGGTCTTCATGCCCTTTCCATGATTCGCCTGCCCACTTCAGGAGAACCTCCATGTTGACGCCCTTGTACTGATCGAGGTTGACGCCCTGCGTAATCATCTCTGTGGTCGCACGGATGGGATCAAGCGATGACAGGCATTGGGTACAAGTTGGCCTGAAGTAGGGGTCACAATGCGATGGAGTATGGACTTGCGCGCGCCATTGGTGAGTTGTTACGCCAGTCCCGCCGTGAGTCGTGCTGTGAGCGCACGAGCGCTTCTGCATCTCTTTGCGGTCAACTTCCGACTGCGCCAGTTTAAATCTCGCCTGCTGTTGCTGGCTGACGCGCTTTTCTTTGTCGTCAATCTCTTTCTGCTCACGCTCCGTAGGTCTGCGAAGCTCTTTCGCAAACTCCATCATCTGCTTCATGTGCGCTTCATCGCGTTCCGCCAAGAGCTTCAATACATCCTGCACGTTGAATGACTCCGGGATTGCCATAGCTTGTTCCCTTTCTGCGAGTTTGTCTTTGATGGCCTGTCTCAATTGATTATCTCCGGCAGTTTGATCGGCCTCGACATCTCTGTTAACGCATCCTTCGCCATCGCCGCAAGAAGTTGCGGATCGTTGGTTTCAGAACTGAGAATCTCGATAGCTTCTCCGAGTGGCCGCGACTCATCCGACTTCTTGTCAAACATCAGCAAGAGCACGCTATAGCCATCGCGCTTGAGTTCGTCAATTGCCATTGCGAGTGCCCTTCGCGTATGGTTTGTCATCATGCCGGCACCTTCTCTGCCCTCATCGGATAGGAATCCAGGGGCATGTCAAATACCTTGTCATTGGCAACATCCCAATGCGAACAGATCACTCGGGTATCCGCGAGTATCTTGAACCCTGCTGACTGCACCTTCTCGCAGAAGTACAGGTCGTCGCTCATGTTCAAGCGTGCCCCAACCGCCTTGTTCTCAATCGTCCAGCCTTCCGTCTCGCCGTCAAGGTCTTTGAACCAGGGCTTTTCCAGATGTTTGAATACTTCGGTCTTGATCATCATGCAGCCAGTGGCAATGGCGCTGCACTCGAACACGTCTCCACGCTTCCACTTCCAGTGAGCGCCGTGGCCGTTACCGTTTACATAGACTAAAGGCTCAGGGGGGTCGAGCTTGCCTGTGTAAATCCCCCCGACGACCATCACATCGTCAGGAGCCTGCGCCAACGTGCTCAACAAATATCGCGGCGCATCGGGAGGAACTTGCACGTCATCATCGACAAACCACAGGTAGGGAGAGCCGAGTCTGACTGTTTCATCAGCAATGCCATTGCGGGCTTCGTCTCGGGGAAGACCTTTCACGGGTGCCCATGCGATGTTCGTATTGCAGGGCCATGTCAGGTTCGCCAGTGAGATCGCCCATTCAGGTACAACTAGCCCATCGGTCGTTCCGGGCTTGCGTTTGCGAAAGGGAGTGCCTACTACACAACCGACTTTAAGATTCATCATTGCGTAAACCTCGCCCAATTTTCAGACCCCCGCGAAGGTGGGCCAAACAAAGCATACGCTTGCGGTTCGCTGATTAGTCGAGATTGTATCAAACGCATCAAAACCCTTCGCCAGCCAGAAATGATTCCCTTGGCCTTCCCTTCATTGTCAACTACGCGTAAGGAGAATTCTGGGTTAACATCCGTCTCCATGCCGCACAGAAACATCTTTTCCATGCCGCCTTTTAAGGCAGGGCGCAAAACGTACATGCCGGTCTTGGAATTGTCAGAATTGGAAGGCTCAAACCACAGCTGGCTATTCAGGCGTTTCAAGCGAGAGATGATTCGTGCCCCGGTCAAAGGGATGCCAACCACTTCTTCCCAATTGGTTGTGTCGGTGATGTCTCCGTCAGGCACAGTGGCGTTCTTTTCATTGCGGAAATACTCTGCCTGAAGCGTGCGCTGGTACTCACGCCGGAGAGCGTCTTCGGTGATCTGATATTCCCGGCCACAGTCCAAACTCGAATAGCCAGCAGTAACCCGAGTCGGACTGTGGTGCGGTTTTTCTAACGCCAATCAGTAGCTCGCATCTGCCTTCGCGTACCCATATGCATAGATACTGAAGACGTAGTTTGTTTGACTGTTTGGCACCCAACGGAACCGGATGTCTGGCGTCAGAGGACAGTTATTCACCACCACAGCGCCAGTCGCCATGTCGGTCGAAGCGCTGCTGCCAGCAACCCAACCGCTTGCCGCTTCGCCGCGTCCCATCGTTGGCTGCATACGAATCGCCCAAGCTCCAGTACCAGTCGTGGCTTGGGTAAACTTCGCAATGTAGTGCCAGGTGCTTGAGGTCAGCGCGGCCGTAGCAACCGTCGAAGCAGGCGAGATGCCCATTTCAACATCCAGAGTTGTCGCCGTTCCCGTCAAGGTAGTGACATCCAGAATGAACAGGTACGTCTCTGCCTGCGGAATGCGAATCACAGGAGATGCCGCCGCCGCCGAAGTCGTAGTGACTTGGGCGGTGATTAACTGTGCTGCCCATACAGGTGACAGATTGCTAGGCATTAGCGAACCTCCGCGAGGAATTCGGTCATGGTGCAGATGTTGCCCGTGCCCGTTGTGCCAAAGTGACATCCGCAGACCAGACCCCCACCAGGGACAGTCAGGTCCACAGCCGTCACCGCCGTGCAAACCGTGGTAGCGGTGACTGAGGGCGTTGCTGAAGAAAACGCCTCAAACTTGCCGCCAAGAATCTTGGAAACTGAATCCCAAGTCAAAGTCGCTTCCAACCACCAGTTACCGGAAGTCGTCGCAAAGGCTCCCGAAGTGTGCGTTGCACCTGTGGTCGATACGCCTGTACCGTTGTAGGTAATGGCGGTTTTTGCCGTGTTCGCCCAATACAGAGTCGTGATCAAGGTCGAGCTTACAGTCGTGATGACCTTGCCGGAGGCACGGACGTAGTAGACCCTGCCATCCAGACGAGCCGTACCGGAAACGATGTCGTTCTCCAAAGCCACGAAAGCCGCCAAAGCAGCATTGTCAGCCTGGAGGAAGATGGAATCGTTGGTCAGCGGATTGGTCAAAGCCGTTGCCCGCTTTGCTACATATACTGCATCATTCGAGGCCAAATTGGTTTCCTCTGGGGCTCACCACTTAAGATTGCCGTGGCCCCGGTTCCGACTGTCGGTTAGTTGCTTACGCCTTTCCCGCCATCACTCTTGTTCTGCGGGGTAGACTCCTTTGTTGCCTGATCTGCTGTCACCCAATCCGGCATACTGGTTGCCGGGTTCGATGTAGGTGCCGTTTGCCAACTGTCTTTCGGCTTAGGCGGAGGATCGGGTTTTCTAGCCACCGTGTTGCTCCTTCCATCGCATATCTTCTTGCACCCAATCCCTGAATGCCTCGCCACTCTCCACCTTTGGATCAACCGTAGTTTGATCCGTAGGCGTATCCGTAATGTCCCCAGCTTGCGGCTGCGGACCTGGGTCAGGAGCCGTGGCCGGGTTAATCAGGTCAGGGTCAGTATTTTCCGCGTCGCCCATGTCACACCAAACTCGCATTTGCAGTGACGATCTTGAAACGCAGGTTAGTCGTGTCCAAGGTCTTCGCTGCAAACACAAACCGATAACTCACGTACATGGCAATCTCGCCTACCGGATCAGCCGGTGAAGGTCCGCCCTTGACCATGTTCATCTTGAAGCGTTCCTTGCGCGGATCGACCACCTGGTCAGGCCCCCGTCCGGTCAGATTGACAATTCCCAATCCGCCAGAACCCATGATGTAAGTGTTGTAAAGAACGTTCGGCGCCGTCCCAGAAGTGCCGACGTTGGTGGAAGTCAGCAACCGGCACATGCCCACTTCGCCAACTTCGCCCTGTAGCACCTGTCTGCCAGACTGGTATTTCAGTGCGTCAATGAAGCCACCAGCAGTGTTGTCTGAAATCAGGTCGTAGACAACATACGGGTGAATCACTGAGAAGAAGTAGTTATCGAATCGCGGGCGGACATTGATGCCCAACAGCAGTGCGACGTTTGCCTTGAAGTCTGAGGCTGAAAGCCAAGGCCCGATTGTTGCTACCTGCGCCGAAGTGTTCGAGTCGATTTCGGTACGGATAATGGTATCGACTGTGCCCGTGGCGCGATAGCTGAGATCGTCTGACATGCGGTCATTTGTCGGGTTGATGTCAGTTTCTTCGAGAAGCGCCGAAGCTGACATGAAGTCCGAATACTGCTCAACCGTGGCAGTGACAATGGAAGTGGACTGCGGAACCGGAGCGCCAATGACGCCTTCTGCCGCTGGAACGGTGTTGAATCCAGGCAGAGCATAACGGTTCATCTGAATCGTCTTGCCGGAGCCTTGTGGGATGTCATGGGGTTCGCAAACTTGATAGAAGCGGAACATCGCTTCAAGGCGTTCCAGCGAACGACGTTCGTAGTAAACCGTCGCAAGGTGTAACAGTGTAGGGGTTTGGGTTGTTGAACCAGCTGGTGCGTATGACAACGCACACCTCCAGAATTATGAATTTGTATTTGGTGTCAGCGACAAAGGACGTTTGGCTTTGACTAAATTGTCGCCGTCTGGAGGGATGCTCTAGAGCGGTTATTACTGTCGCGGGGATGCCGCTTGCAAAGAACTATAGCACATGTGTCAAGTCACGACGCCTGTGAAGCCTGCCGGAGAACTTGGTTGGGCCAGAGCAACCGCCGCAAACTCGGCACTATAAGGCGATTCCCCGTCAGGCGTCACGGAGGTAACGACGTAGTAATAGGACTGCCCGTTGATCGTCGTCCCATCCGTGAAAGTAGTAGTCACTTGAGAGTTGGCTGGCGTCGGAACTTGTCCTGCATTTGGATTACTCTGCCCTAAAAGAAGGTAGGGACCGCCCGAGGATGTGCCTCTGTAGATGCGGTAGTAGAGCGCATTGGCTACTGTCTGCCAGTTAAGAACGACTTGCATGGTTTATCAAAACCTTCTACTGATTGAATCGAGATGTTTGGCAACAGATTTGCCAAACAATATATAGGCCAAAGAGAACCGTAGGCGGCGGACATTCTTGAACCATGTTCTAAGCACAAATGCCCAAATAATATACCGCGGTTTGGCCCACTTAATGCAAATGTCACACCATTCCAACTCTCCTGCTGGATCATGAACGCATGGAGTCCTTCCTCGGGATGTTAGAGAATATGCCATCAGGCTTTCGCTACCCTCGCCAGATAGTTTTCCATGCCCAAGGTTTTCATAAGGGTCTGCTGCTTCTCGAACTTGGCAACGTGGGCCTCATCATCTTTGACAATGTGCTCGACCATGCGGCGCAGGGAATCTTCCTTCGCATTCCTGGCATCCACGATGACCCGGTTTAACAGGGTTACGCAGTTTTCCTCATTCGAGAGGTCATTCTTGATCTGCGTGGGCACGTCTTTGCCAATGTCCGCATCATCCTTCTGGTTCATGTCCGGGATGCCGTCCCGTTGTGCGATGTAGTGCAAAGTCGCCTTCAGATGGTCGCGCTCATCGTCCAGAATATTCTTTGTGATCTTTGCCAGTTTCTTGTATCCCCAGCGCTTTTGCAGGACGTAATGCGCCTGAAACTGTTTGATGTAGCCTTGCTTCTCTTTCAGGATTTCCTGTAAGTCGGCCATTAGTTTAGGGTCAAGTTTCATTTCTGGGCCTTCAATTGTGTTAAGTATTCTTTGCGAACGGCGTCGGAATCTTTGACTGTCCACGGATCGAATCCGCCCGGATTACTCTCTGGTGAACCGCTTCTGAGCATTGGCGGAGGTTGACGATTGGAAGCTCTTAAACCCTGTTCCCAACTGGCATTCTGTTCCTCTGGTGTCAGAGGCTTGTAGCCCTTGGTGGGGTCTTGCGCGTTCTCCCGGAGCAGCATGGAATGTGCGGCGATCATGGATTGTGGAGTGTAATCCCACTTGTTATCTTCGAGCCGTTTACTGATGGCCGCGATTGCCTCGGGCGTGTTCGGAAAATCAGGGCAGGCATTCATGAAGTTCGCCGCAATGACCTGATTCTCCACTTCCGCCGTCACCCCTTTGACCTTGGCGAGGTCCGCTTTGTAAGCCTCGGCATTGGGATAGCCTAAACCCTTGGCTGTCTGATCGAGGATGTAGGCTTGCCACTGCGCTTCTTGGGATTGTGGCTGTTGCTGAGTGGATGTCTGCTGTTGGGTATCTAGTTGCTGTTGCCGCGTCAGCAGTTCAACTTCTTTGGCCTCATAATGACGGCGGGTTTCGACTTTGCTGTCGGCAAGTTTAGCAGTTACTTCCAAGGGGTCACCGGTGAAGATTTCGCCGGTTTCTAACTTGACTTCCACTTTGCCATCAGGCAACTGCTTCAGTTCGTGGTGAGTCGGCATAGGACGTATTCCGCTCCTTTTCTCTCTCGGTTATTTCGTCAAGAATGCGTTTCCGGTCATGATCGCACTGCGCTATGTAGTCCAACACTCCACGCATCATAGCCTCTCTTTGCTGCCAGCGCAATTGTTTGTGCATATAGGTCATCGGCTCCGCTGAAGTGTTGCCAATCATATCCTCATGCGCTTCATCGACCAATCCCTGCATTAGGTCTTTGATGCGAACCCATCCAGCGGAATTGGTAGTCTGGTAAATCTCACGGAGTTCCGCTAGCTCCTGCGCCTCTGTTTTATCGAGTTGATTTGGCAACAAGTCTGAACTTGAAATTGATTTTCTCCTCGTCCGTAAGTTCAGCCATAAAGTGCGGCACCATAGCGGCAGGAATACGGTAGGTAATTTCATAACCCATTCCTGTATGCTCGATTTCAGTGGCACGAATGCTCTCCGCAAATGGAGCAATCTCATAATTGTCTTTGCCCATAATAAATGTCGTATAGGGTTTTGTCATGGTGTCTCTCCAATCGGCTGTGGCTCATTACCCGTCCTGGTATCCAGGTTTGCACCCATGTACTCATTCAAAATGAGATGAGCCGCTTGCGGAGTGAGGATTTTTTCCAGCACTGTCTTAATGAGTGTAGTTTCATCTTTCGAGTCCGTCACCGCCTGATGCGCGTCGGTACGCTGTTTCTGCATCTCCATCTTCATCTGTTCTGGCATCATCTTGATTTGGATAAACTGCTGCTGTTCCTCGGGGCTCATGTCAGTCCAGAGCGCCATGGGCGGCAGACCGAAGGTATCATTGACCATCCTGACAACCTGTTCCATGTCGAGCTTCTTGCCGCTCATCATCTGGAATTGAATGAATTCCGGGTTGAGGTAGGTCTGCAAGACAAGCCCTAATCCGCCAGAGGCCAAAGCATTCCGCGTCCGCATCTTTGATGATGCGTTGATCTTGAACTTCACTGAGGCATTCAGAATGTCTACCGGGTCGATGGTGAGTTGCTGCATCTCCGGGCCAAGTATTTCGATCATCTCATCGGCAGGTAGGAAAATCTGGTTCAGTGTATGGAGGATGTCGAGGGCTGGGACAAGGAATTGATCTTCAGCATTTTCGACATGGTATTGGATACGCTTTCCAGAAGCTCCTTCTTGAGAAGAGACTCCGGTAGCCGTCCTATTTGCCGAATTACCTCCGCTTGTTGGGGTTCCCAGAACGGCAAGGTCAGTGACTCCGGTTTTCTTTTGGACTCGTCTTTCAAGTGCGTCCACCTCCACATAGGCATTGTTGGTGATGTTGCCCATCTCAAATCGGATGTAATCGTTCTTTGGGTCTTCCGCTTCCCAGATGACTCCGGGCCGCAATCTTTGCTGTGAAGCTGTGAAAGCTCGCCCTTGCTTCTTTATAATGGGCGGATGGATAAGAAGATTAAGTTCGTCAATGCGAGCATTGATGATTGCTTCCGCGAGCTTCTGATCACCTTCTACAAGATCGCAAATACTCAGGCCGGCGAAGCGCCCCGGCACATCGACATAAAAAGCGTCGAGGAAGGGCAGGATACCATACTGGTTCGTCTGATTGTATCCCGTCCATTGTCTGCCGAGCATCCACACGTGACGGTTTTTCTGCCAGTATCGAATGACCTCAAGCCGCGCCAGATTGGGATCGACACTGTAGTCAATCGAAGGAGTCCACGTCATCCCCCGAAATGATTCCTGATTCATCTTCGAGGTATCGCCCTGTGAGGTCGTTTTGATCTGTGCCAGTTTCAGCAGTTCTCGCTCTACGTGTTCCCCTTGCACATTGGGAAGATTGATTCCTTCTACGCCGTCATATTCGAGAAGTTGATTCACCGTAAGAAGTGATCGCACAGCGCAGAATGAGCCATCGTTTACATTGTGGCTTGAGCAGTTCGGGTCCCAATAGAAGTCCCGAATATCTACATTGTTCAGCATCGGGCGAACAATGTGCTGGCGCTCCAAAGTCTTTCTAACGTGGGTTGTAGTCTTGCCAGTCGGTACGGGTACAGGCTCTCCGGTGATCGGATGGGGTACCATTTGGCGGATTGGGACAGTCACGCGGTCAAACTTGATGCGCTGGATATTACGGTCCAGGACGCCGAATTCGACTATTCCATTGCCATAGATGTAGGATTGCTTGTATGCCCGTCGAACGATTTCCCGAAGCGTCAGATATTTCCCTTGCTCCCCTAGGTCCCCGAGTTGAGACGAAAGAAGGTCCCGCACGGCTTGTGCTTGTCCCATTGTGGTGGATGGCAGAGGTTCTACGTCAAATGGGAGACGATTATTGTCCGGGAACAGAGCTAGTACAACAGTCGGAAGTAGAGCCTCAATCTGTTCAAGGGAAAGGAAAATCCCAACAGACGAACGCGGAATTTTCGTCCCTTCCCACGTTTTCCTCTGAGTCCACGCCAGATAAAGCTGATCGCTGACACGGAACCTCCAATCATGGTTAATCGTTCTGTACGATTCTGCCTTCTTGAAATCGCCCATTGCGATCTGGGCCGCTTGCGTATTTGTCCATTTCTGATCTTGCGGAGTAGGGTTTTCCCGCTGCTCCGTGGTCATCGCTGGAATTCCAGGTCCGCCCGGAATGTTTGACGGGGCATTGGTCGCGGGAGTCGCGGCCATCGAGAAGTTCGTTAAACTGCCTGCTGCGTCACCTGCCGACATTTACCATCCCGTGAGCGAATCTACCACATTCGATTCCTGCGGTTCTTCGCCCCAAATCTTCAATTGCCCCATCACCGCCGAGGGTAAGGTCACTGTATCACCATCCATGCGCCCGGATAAAACATCCATGTTCTGCGACCACTCGGCTTTCCTCATAGGCTCGACTTCGTAGGTAATTCCGCCTTCTCGGTTCTGCATCGCGTCGGCGAGAGTATCAAGAATGTCATCATGCGAGTATTTCGGGAAACGCATAATTTCATTGATAATGGCGAGCTTGTGAGGTTGATTATCCGCAAACTTGATGGACCCGTTGCGGAACCAAGGTTGTAAACCTTTGATCCTCTGCTGCTTAGATGTTCGATTGTCACGGCGTATCTCCACAATCGGGAGGAATCTTTGCCGTTTCGCCATCTCTCGTTTTAGAAACGGTAGCAACACTCTAGCATGAGCCTCTTTCTCTACTTTGACATCGACGATTCTGGGGTGGATAGAAAAGAGCTTAAAGAGCAAGTCGATGACTTCAAAGGGGGTGTACCGGCCGCGCATGATGGGCAAAACGTAGAGTGTGCCATCATGTCCAAACCCGTGCGGGGTAATGACTGTGAAATCGTTATCGGCAAGCTTATTAGTGCTCGGTTCCATGCCAGCAAGGTCAACAGTGACGTGCAAACTGAGGTAAGCATAGATTTTCTTCATCGCCTCCAGCGGCACCCAGACAATTTCCTTGGGCGAGTCTACCAGCCCTGACTTGTCTGGAATCGGATTCATTCGGTACTGCGAAGCTACAATCCCCGGCCCTTGTAAAGGGTCGTCCATAATGTCTTTAAGCGCTTGCGGAGGCATTCGGGCAGGCCAGATCGTCTTGCAGTTGGCCAAGTCGGATAAATCTCCTGACACAATGACATCTCGTTCCTGGATTGTGTAAGAGCGTTCCGCTTCAGGTTTGGCGGCTTCAGAGTCGATGATTGTGCCATAAGAGTCAGAGAAGTCATACCTGGTGCCAGCCATCAACCACCAGCCACGTTCATAGCCTCGGGGACGTTTGTCCGCATCTGGCGCAGTCTCTAGAAGTGGCCATAGAAATCCCAGATGCGAATTGACGTTGGCGATTTGCTCGGGGGTTCGGACATTCTCCTTATCAACGACATCATCGTTGTAGATGACGTCGAAGTGACCGCCTGCGACGACTGCACCGACTGAACAAACTGAGATCGTTGGCTCTTTTCGATGTATGGTCCGCGCGGGAACTGTAAAACGTTCCTGGTTGCCGAATTCTTTGACATTTTTCCCATGTGGCACAAACTCCGGGTAAACCCATCGGAACATCTCATTATGCCGAAAGTGAGATAGGATTTCATCGAGAAACTTCCTCACCTGATCGCCGGTCCCTGACGAAATCAGGATTCTCACATTCGGATAATTCAGCACAAACTGAATTGTCCATGCCATGCAGATCGAGGTTTTCAGGTGACCCCGGGGCCAAAGGACAAGAGACTTTCGCGGCCCTTGTAACTCCCACATAGGGACAGTTGGCTGATATTCGCGGATCAGGTCTTGAAAGGTTCCAGGAGAGATGCGGCCATGGAATAGCTTATTGTCTCCGGTATCGTCGCCGCCGCCAAACTTCTGGAGGGCTTTGAACATCTCGCCATGAACTTCGAGGCAAACGTCTTTGTATCCGAGTATTTTCTGGCAGAGGAAAAGAAGGGAGCGACGGCCTTTTTTGCGGAGGAGTTTCCATTCCTCAATCGAGTAACTGTCGGCCATTACTTGTTAGGTGCACTACGCTCCATTGGCACCCCTCGCACCTGATTCGGTACTGCCGTTGCTGGTTCACTGGTGTCTTGAGTGGCGCATCCATCTCGTAACCACGGGTGACTGCCGAGATTGGCAATGGGCTGAGTCAGTCCGTATTGCTGATTCAGGTCCGCATGGGCGCGCATGCCTTCCCGGGTTGTATTCAATAGTGCTTCCGGGTTGCCATTCGTATCAGAGGAAAACTGCTTTGAGCGTATTGGTTTGGGTACGAGATTGTCGCCGTATTCAGGCAGTAAGCCAGCTTCAGGACGTGCCTGCTCGAAGTTGCCCGTCACGCCTTCCGAGGAGCGTTTCACGTAATCGGAAGTGTTATCTCCGCCAAGATCGACTCTATCGTAGTTTCCGGGTACTGGCATTTAGCCCCATTTCTGCCCGGTCTGGCGGGCGCGTTTCGCTTTTGAGATTGCGGCGGCGAGTGCGCCGGGATTCTTTAGTTTGTTCGGCTTCTTCGGTTTTAAGGGGGAAGGCTGGGGGATAGTCGGTTCTGCCGGTGCCGAGGTATTGTCGTCAGTCGGCGGATGGTTGAACTGGTCCGTAAGTCCGGGGACGGTGCTCATACTCCATGACCCTTACCAAGCATGTAGCCCATTTCGTGCGCTTGACATTTTCTGCATTCGTGAAGTCCATAAGGGCCGCACTCCCACCAATCATGGCCCCACCAACAAGTATGCAGTTTTAACCAGCGAATTATCATTTCTTCCGCATCTTATCACGCAAGCCCTTGGTCGCTGCAAAATCATGCAGCTGGGACTTGCTCATTTTCAGCACGCCGCGATTCTTCTTCTGCACTGCCGAGGGGTTGTGTTCCGCGATTGCCATCAACTGACGCTGCTTTGTAGACACGGCTGGCACGGGGTTCCTCCTCGCTCGGGTATCTCATCGGGTAGGAGTCTGCCGGAAGCATGTACGGGATAAACTCCTTCTTTTTTTCGTCATAACCCCAATGGATGCACATCACATTGGTGTCTGCGAGTATCTTAAACCCCTTGTCAATGACCGCATCGCAGAAGTACATATCGTCAGTTTCCTGCAAGATCGGCTGTTCCGGGGTGCCATCTGTGTCAATCGTCTTGAACCAGGGCTCGGGCAAGTGGTCAAAAACTTCCATTTTGATCAGCATACATCCGGTGCCGATGCCGGTGCATTCAAAGACATCGCCATGCTTCCACTGCCAGAAAGCCCCTACACCATTCCCTCGAAAGACCACCGGCTCAGTCGGTAGAGTCTTGGCACAATAAATCCCGCCGGCTACCATGACATCGTGCGAAGCGTTCTCAAGTGTGGTAATCAAAGACCGGATAGCGTGAAACGGCGGAGCCACATCATCATCCAGAAACCAGAGGTATTTGGCTCCATGCTGTCTTGCCGCGTGAACCATCTTGTTCCGTGCCTTGCCAATTTCCTCCCCTTTGAGGGCTGATAGGCTCCTGCGGATGTTCATGGGGTAGTTCTGGGATGAGAAGCTGATCGCCCATTCAGGGGATACGGGACGGCCAATAAAGGGCAATCCTATGGCGAGGCCAACTGAGCTTAGGCAGTTCTTATCAGCCATAAATTTGTGTAGGGAACCGACATCCAAGAGCTTCGGAATTCTTCCGTAACCGCCCGCCAGACCCCGTCAAAGTCAAGATCGTGCCCACAAAGCAAGCCGCCTTCCGCGAGTCTGGCCTTCCATATCAGGAGGTCACGTTTGACCGCTTCATACCCATGATGGCCGTCAAGGAAAACCATATCAGGTTTTTCCGAGTCCGACCCTCTCAGGAACTCGACTGGAAGAATGTCCGGATCGCCGTGATCGGCACACAAGACTTTTACCTTGCCAGAGTCAATATGCTCTCGAAGGTTCTGGATAAACATCTCGAAGAAGTTGAAGCCATGCTTCTCGGGCAATTGGGTAAACTCCAAGTTCTCGCCTTGGATATTGATTCCCGCATCTCTAGGGCCGTGCCAGTCGTCAAACGCCATAACCCAGCCTGGGGTGTTGTCGGCTAACGCTCTGGTAGACCGCCCAAGGAATGAACCGACTTCGACAATGCGGGAGTGCTGACTAGCCTGCTTTGCCAGCCAACCCAATTCCAGGGGCGTCATCCACCCCTGGATAGGCAGCGCCTTATCAATGAGTGAGTTCGTGACTGTCAGCACGTTTAGATTGGCACTTCTTCCCACAGCATCGAAGCAAATCCGGTGATGGCCGCAGATGCTAGAATCCCGACAGCTGTTCCGGGTCCAACGATCAGAGAACCGCCGAGATCAACGAAACACGGAGTACCAGAAACGGCAGTATTGGTGCTCAGAATCGTATAGAGCGGCGTAACCACTACCGGGGTCGTGGGAGTCGAACTTGATCCTTGATCAGCCGTGCATGTCGCAGCCTGTTTCCCGGTGCCGGTGAAGGCATTCAAGATGGTCAATGCCGTGGTATGAGTGAAAGCTGTGGTCGAAAAGGGGAAGGCTACCAAGCCAGCAGTTCCGACAATGGTTCCGGTGTTAGCGAAAGATGCCTGCAAGATGACCGCATTCTTCGTGTTTCCGGGCGGGTTCTCCAAAAGCAGGCCTACGCAGGTCGTGGTAGTCAAACCCGCAGAAAACGTTACCGCAGCCTGCGAAGCTGCCAGAAAGACGTTGCCGCGGTAAACCGCTTCCTGATACCGGCCGTGGGCGTCTTGAGTGCATTCCGTACCATCTTTGGTGATTCTCAGGGTTCCCGGCTGACCATCCGCCTGAACTCTCGGCCCACCATACCCGACAACCGCCCCGCCAAACAGATTTACCGGTGACCCTGTGCTCATAACGCCTCCTAGATAGTACCCGCAATGATCCTACCATCTGAATCAAAGGTAACGTTACCCAGGAGTTTCTTCTTCTTGCGCTGGCGTTTCATGCGTGCCTTATGACATTCCCGGCACTTGCGTTGTTTCTTCCCAAAGTCATCCGTGTAGGTGTAGGCATCGTCTAGGGAGTGACCATGCTTGCAGTTCATTAGAGAGCGCTTTGCACAGCCTGACTCGCCGCCTGGTCGTCGACCCGCAAATACATCCCTGTTGAAGCAATCGACTTATGCCCGAGGTACTGACGGACATTCTCTATGCCCGCCTTCTTGATTGCCAGCATCCCGCAGGTGTGCTTCAAGGTGTGAATGTGCGCCAGATGGCTCGGAATCCCCACCTGGGCACAATACTTCCTGAACATCTTATGCACCGCCTGACGGGTGATCGGAAACAGCCTAATGGTCTGTAGGCAGGCCAAACCTTCAACCGCTGATTTCTCATCCAACAGCAAATCGGCAGAGGCCACAAGTGGTTGGGTGGTGTGCAGGGAACCCTTCAGGCGGGAAACTGAGAGAAACCCATCCCTGCACTTCTGGGGAGTTAGACTTAATGTCTCGGATACCCGTAGACCATGATTGAACGTCAGCGCCAGCATAAGCCAGTTCCGCTCCGAGTCCTTCTTCGCCACGCTCAAAAGACTCAATAACTGCTCCTTCGTCAGGCTTTTCATCGACCTTCCTCCATCCGCAATCGAATTGTTCAAATACCGGAATCATCGTGAGTGCCTATACCCCAAAATCAAGACAGGAACTCCTGCCCTGTCGGTAAGTTCCAACTCTTCCGCCTAAATCTCCCAGGTGGAAGTCTCGCTCTCGCCGTAAACCGGCGTCTGTGGGTCGAATCCACCTAACTCTTTGATAAGTTCGGCTATCGTCACTTCTTGACCTCCGCCTTCGGACTGGAATAATGCCCCTTCTCACAGCGCCACTTCGTTACCCCGCTGTTGATATTTGTGTGCTCATACTGAGCTTGTCCACACCAGCACTTCCCAACCGAATTTCGGGGTTCCCCCACCTCCGGTAAATCACCGGCAAGCCCAATACCCGCCGCAACATCCTCAACGTCTCCGGTGGGTACCACACCGTCTCCCTCAACCGCCTTAACTGCTCTCGCCTTTCGCGTATTGCCCCCATTCACCGCCTCCACTAACACCTTTATAATCCAGTCCCGCTGCGTCATGTCCTGTTGCATCGCCGCTAAGTTCACTAAGCGCAGTAAGCTCGCATCCACCGGCATATTGATGTTTGGCACTTAGCCAACTTAGTACACTTAGGCCTTAGTGTCAATAGTAAAGTTAGGTTACTTAGCGAACCGTTTTTAAGTTTTGAGTCAGTTTTCGGGCTATGCGGCGCAAATCGCAGGTGCCAGGGGTGATCTCCGGGGGGCTATCGCTGATACTCCAGTTCATTCCTTGCCAATCGCCCAAATCCGCCTCATCCACGAGCGTGCAATGCGTGCTAAGTCCTTTAGTATCTAGGTTGGTTGACAGTATGTTGAATTGTCAACCGCTCTGTTTTGAGAGTAAGTGACAGGCGCAAAACG